CGAGGCCGGACCACCACTTGCATACCAGTTGTTGGCAACCTCGTGGGCCCAGGCGGCAGCCGGTGAGCCGTACCGACCACGGATGTAATTGAGTCCCCAGATGATCTGGTTCTTGTAGTCACCAAGCGCGTACGGATGGCCATGCCCGAGCGACTGTGGAATGCCGTACGCACCCGAGGACGGATTGACCGCGTAGGCGTTCCAGCCGGACTCCTGATTCCACAGCTCGATAAGCGGCCCCATCTGAGCCTGAGACCAGTGGTACATGGACAGCAGCGACGACGCGTACTTCTGGGCCACCGCAGCGCTGCCGCTGAACGCACCCTTAACCCCACCGAGCAGACCGCCCAGATTGAGACCGCCAAAGTTGCCTAGCTTTCCGCCTCCAGCCTTCATGCCGAGGTGGAGACCGTTCATGATGTGCTTGCCGGCGTCAATAGCCCACTGGGGCGGGCTGTGAATCTCCAGGAAGTTCAGGATGGCGTGCGGGATTCCCTTGAAGAAGTTAGCCACAACATTCCAGGCCGACTTAAGCCCATTCATCAGACCCTGGATGATCCACTTGCCTCGCTGCGAAAGCCACGTTAGCGACCCCTGGAATGCGGAGTCAACCTTGCCGCGAATACCGTCGATCCAGTTCATCACGGAACTGATTCCGTTACGGGTACGGGTTACCATAGCGTTCCAGGTATTGTCCCAGATGCTAGAAATGCTGTGCCGGATAGCGTCATACCGGGCGGCAATGGTGTGCCGGAAATTCTCCATAAGCTTGTTGTCGTCGTTAATTCCACGCTCAAGGCGGCCCATTGTGTTGTTCCACATATCATCCCATTCACGGGATGTCTCGTGCCGCATGTCATCGAATGCAGTAGAAGTATTGTGGCGGAGCCTTTCCATCATCGACTCATCCCACCTGCGGAACGTGTCAATCTTTCCGGCCGCCACATCAAGCCAGTGCTCGATGTCCTTTGCCCATCGTCCATTGATACCTAGGTCTCCGGCAGTCGGCTGTAGCAGCGTGCCCTTGCCGGTCTTGTCGTGAATCTTGCTTAGACCCTCCAGCGAAGCCAAGATGAGTGCAATGGGAAGGACAAGCTTGCCCGAGCTAGACGCCGCCACCTTGGCCGCGACCGCGTAGGCCGTAAGCGCTGCTGTCAGCCCGCCAAAGGCAATGGCCATATTGGTGACATCACCTGAGTGGTTGGACATCCAGGTGAGAACCTTAGTGGCGCCAGGGAGCAGCTTATCGCCTAGCTCAACCGCCAGCGCGTCAAATGCACCCTGCAACTTGTGAAGCTTGAACTGGGTCGTCTGCTGCGTTGTGGCCCAGGCGTCACCGAACTTATTGGCACCCTTCTGCAGATCCGGGTACTTACTCTTGAGCCGGTCCATCTGGCCCATCAGGACAGCGATGCCCGCGCCAGCCCGCTTCCCGAACAGGGTGGTGATAACTTCGCCCTGCTGCTTGGCCGTCACGCCGTTCTTCTGGAACATCTTCTGCAGATCATCAAGAGCGCTAATCAGACCGCCATGCTGCATGTCCTTGGCGAACCTGTCGGTCGAGTAACCCCACTGCTCCAGCAGTGCCTTGCCGTCCCTAGACGGCACCGCTAGCGCCTGAACGGCCATCCGCAGGTAAGTAGCTGCCTGGGCACCTCGGATGTTGTTGTCGCCAAACGTAGCCAGCGCAGCCCCAACGTCCTTGATATTGAGCCCATACCCCTTAACGACCGCCAGCATGCCGGTGCCCATGGCCTGGGCCAGATTCTGCATCGTCATGTCGCCAGTACCGACGGTGGCATTCAGGAAGCCCATTGCCTTGCTGTAATTCTGGACCCCGGGAATACCCGAGGCAATAGCAGCGGTCAGCGCGTTAGTCACATCAACCAGATCGGCGTGCCCGACCTGGGCACCTTCCGCTGCGATCTTTACTGCCTTGAGCATTGTCGTCGAGGTAGCACCCATGCTCTGCATGTTAGATGCAACGTGATACGCCGACTCCGCCAGTGAGTTCGGACTGAACCCAATCTGGCCGGCTAGCTCAAGCACGCCTTTCTTCAGCACGTCTAGCTTCCCAGAGGATACACCAGCCTGGGTCTGTAGCAACGTCATCGACGACTGGAACTGGGACGCCATCTTGATAGACCCGATGGCAACGGCTCCCAGCGCCAGGCCGCCGATAAGGCCGATCTTTACCAGCTTGTCTTTGAGCGATGTGCTACTGTTCTCGGCCGCTGCGAATCCTGCCTTGGTGTCGTCCTTGGCTCGGACTATCACCTCGACGATGTTAGGCATCCCCGCCTGCTTCCTGCTCTGGATTACCTAGGCTCTGGATGTGCAGCAATCGGATCACACCGGCATCTTCCCGCATTACCTCGCTAGGCAGCTTATGGAATCTGTCGCACAAGCCGATAATCAGGTTGGCTCGGGCCAATTCTGGAGGCTCTGTGATGAGCTCGCCATCCCGAGTGATAGCTCCTCCGAAATCCCTCCAGAGCTCGAGTCTTTTCCCGTTTCGTCATCAACCCCAGCGATGGACGTCATCCAGGCCATAATGATGCCCAGAATGAGATCGAACTTCTGGGTGCCGACACCCTGCCGGTTTGCGGGTACCGGGCCGTGCTTGTCCTCGAGGTTCCAGCGCACCAGGTTCTCGGAGAATGAGTTGAGCATCATGTCTGTACTTGTGGTGCCGCCCGGCTTCGGGTTCTCGGCGTTCTGCTGCGCTTCCGCAGCCAGTTCCTGAATGCGCGAGAACTCATCGACGGAAAGGCTCTCCATGTCGACCTCGAGACCCTTCATGTTCGGGTCCTGGAACTTGAGCCGGTAGATGTTTGGCTCAGGCCTGAATCCCATTGCTGCTCCTATTCGTTCATCGCCCTGAGATAGCCGCCAGCGATAAGCCTGGTTTCGGCTACCATCCCCATCTGGCGGTCCATTTGTCTGGCCACCAGCCGGAATGTGCCATACCCCTTGAACCTGGTAACCGGATAATTCCGGCTGCCTACTCCTTCCAGCCAGGGGCCATACACGACTGGGTCGTCGGTGACCACGACGTCGTCGAGGTGTTTCTCGGTGTGAATCATCGACTCGTAGTAACCCGTGGGATTCTGCAGAACGGTCTTCAGCCGCCTGTGGATCCTATTCACGATGTCCTGCGAAACGTGATCCTCGATGTCCTTGGTCCAGAGGTATGCCGCAGCGGACGCTCTGCCGTCAAACAGGGGTCCGCTACGGGACGCAATGGCCGGCATGTTACGACCAGGTCGGCACAGCGCCGTCAGCGAGTGCGCCGGGCACCTGCCAGGTTAGCTCGCCGGTAGCTGCACGGGTGATCTGGTAGTCCGTGTAAAGGACGTTACAGATCAGCTGCGGCGTGCCACCCCCGGCCAGTACCCCGATCGTGGTAGCCCGAGCCACGGACGTGGACGGAACGGTCTTGAACACGTCGTGGCTCTGGTTAGCCGTCGTGTTCATGACGCCATTCAGCGTGTTGCTGTAATCGGCGAGCAGGAGGATGCGCTCGATTGCCGACTTGTCCAGGCCGGTAACGTCCTGGGTGGCGCGGGGTGTGGTGAATGAGTAGTTGGTACAGTCGTTACTGATCGTGCGAGCAACTGCGCCCGCATCCTGTACGATCAGTACGGAACCGAGTCCGCTGGTCTTGGCCATTGCCTATCCTCTCTTGTGAACATCCGCGATGCGGATCTGGTTGGTGGCGCAATCGTCCACCCAATCGACCGGACGCCGGTGAACCAGCGTCTCAGTTCCCCGTGGGTTGCCACGCCAGTCCCCGCCATGGACGAGGAAGAATGGCGGGCGTCCCACAGGTACGCGGTGAGTGCTCCTCTTAGGCTCAAAGCACTGGTTGCCCGGCCCGTAGGTGACCTTGATGATCTGTTCGCTTAGGCGCTGGATAGAGCCCTTGCGGCTCTTGTCGTACCGGACGAACTCCAGCTGGCGCATCCCAAGGTCGGTAGTCGTGTCGATCGTGAGTACGAATCCGTACAGGAAGTCGTCGCACTCGTATTCCTCGCACGTAGCTCGCCGCCAGTGTGTCCGGAGCGGAGCACTAATCGTGTATGTCTTGTAGTGCTCTGGCCCTAGGCGGGGGACGATCCGGTTAAGCTGGTTCCCGAACATCAGAACACCTGCCCAGCGATTGGGTTCTGGACCAGCGCCACGGCGAAAATGGCCTGGGTGAAGGTTCCGGCTGTCACGACCTTGACGAATTCATTAACAGTCGTGACATTCGAAGTGGCAACGCGGTAGCCGTTAATGGCAGTCTGTGATCCGAAGTCGAGCAGCGTGGTGTACGTTCCGCCTGAGGTGGTCGCGTGGGTAATGGATACATCGACGTTGGTACCGACCAGCTCGATTAGCTGGAGGTAAGCCTGCGCACCGAATGCGCTACCGGCTCCCAGGTCGAAGAAGGCTCCTGTGGTCGGGCCATTGTCGGTTCGCAAGCCAGGCGTGAGCGTCTTTCCCCATTCGACGCCGAAGCCGTTTGCCTCGATATCGATCTTGACAGTAACGCCACCCTTGTTATCCCGGGTGGGGTCGTAGTTGTCCTGCTTCGCCACGCAGCAGCAGGCAGCCGAACCAAGCACGGTCCCCCGGAAATACATGGCCTGGTCATCGGTCAGCCCCGGATTGGCGAATGCCTGGTGGGCCACTCCGAGGGAGAACCAGTTCCAGGTCGGGGCCACCGTGTACGTCAGCGTGATTGTCCCGAGCGGCGGGATAACGTAAGTGCCAGCCCCAGCCCCAACCGAGGAGCCGTTGATCACGACGTTGCTCATCGTTCCGCCCGTGATGGTCACGGTAACCGGCTGGTTGAGCGTGCTGACCACTGGCGTGCCGGAAGCCGGAACACCCGGGGTGTTGACGGTCTGGATCGTCTCAAGCCAGGACGTAAAGCTCATGCTGCCGTCTCGCGTGCCGCCGATTCGGGCATTGGCGGATTGCTTGATTGCCGTGGTGTCGAGCAGCGCAGGGCCACCGCTGATTTTGTCAACGCTCAGGACGGACCCCGAGACATCAAAGCCGCTATAGTAAAGGTTGTCTCCGAGTCCGGACTGCTTAGGCATTGTCGAACATCCCCTTTAGCATTGGCGCTAGATTCGCTAGCGCCTCAGTGTCGCCATATTTCTCCACATACACCATTACGCCATGGTCGGCCGTTGCGTCTATGACGATGCGGCGAGTGTTGTTCAGCTCTTCCCGGGTGATAACGCCAGCCTCTACGAGCATCGCACCGAATCGGAAAGCCGTTGTCTTCGCCATTACGCCACCTGCACAAACATGTCGTTGAGAATAACCGGGACCGTGAGAGTCATGACGCGAAAGATCTTGCGATCGATGTCTATGTAGCCAGCCTGGGCATTGAGGTCGTCTCCGTATGCCCCGAGGAGATCGACAAAGCGGGTGTCAGCATCCCCGCCGAATTCGAAGTCTCCCGAATAGGCAGTCATCAGGTCTGCAACCGCAGCCATAACCTCTGGGTCAATAGCGTCAAACGGCTGCGAGATGAAGTTGGTGTAGATACGCTGATTCAGAACAACCTTCCCCGAGGTTGCCGCCAGACCACCCGCCTGAATCGGTGCGATCGTCTGCGCCCAGACCGCGCACGTAATTCCGTTGCCCGGATTTGACTTCGGCTCGTGCCCATTCACCGATTCAAACCGGCCGGTCTGTAGCGCATAACTGATCGCGTGGTCGAAGATGGCGTTGACGGCAGCCTCGTTAAAGGGCACGTTAGTTCGCGCCTCCGTACCTTTGCTGAATGTAACGAAGACTCCAGCCGATCTGATTTGCTACGCGCTTACGCGATTTGCGTATCGTCCACCACCGCATCAGTTCGCACCTCCTAGAGCCAGCCCGGACCGCGTGGCCCGCTCGATCGTGCTCTCCTCCTTGGTAACGAGGTGCTCCATGCAGCTAGGGAGAGCGACACAGGCCATGATAAGCTGG